TATCCTGAAAAGGTCTAATAACCATATTATCAAATAATATAGTTGAATTTTTTAACTCATCAGCGTTTGAACTAAAACCATTTGCCGAAGCAATACCAAAAAGCAAAGGTGAAGTTACGTTGTGACCTAACATTATTTTACGTAAACACTCCTCTGAAAGGTAAGTATAGTGGTCTGGAGCGTCGTTTAATGGAATATCCTCTACACTCGTTCGTGTTTCTACATTGTCATTAAAACTTACGATTACTTTTCGTCCTTGTGAACCCGTTAACTTGCCTAAAACTTGACTTGTAATTTGGTCTTGTTGTTCAGGAGTCGGAACTCCGTTGTTAAAGTTTACTATTTTCGTTCCTGAGAATGAATTTTGTACTTCGTTAATAAGGTAATTTGCTACTTCCTCTTCAAGCATGGCGTAACTTAACGCACCTTGATAGTCAACGTAACTAAAATATTTCATTCCTACGCTATAAGGCTTAATGTAAAGTATTTCAACTTCATCGTTTGAAAAACCAAAAGCAGGAATTCTTTTAGGTGGAAACTTTCTAACGTCTTCCCAGTTATCTGAATAATAATAAGCTTCTATTTCTCCGTCTTTATTACATTTTTCAGGTGCTAAAAGTTGAATCGGAATATGGTATGTTTTTATAATTCTACTATGGTCTTTTGAATAGTGAACTTGTATAGCGCACTGCCCTAAAGCCTTTAATTCAAAACATAACTTTCGTAAACAATCCTGATTGAATAAAGCCATCATTTGAGCGTACTCGTTAGGCTTTCTATTTGCGTCAATAGCAAATAACCCACGTCCATAAATTAAACGGCTTACATTGTTAATTATAGCTCCATTCGTTGTTGAATTTTTGTATCTGTCTATAAGAAAACTAAAATAGGAATTTGATTCACCATAAGTAACCCAGTCTTCTCTTTTGGATTCTACTACTTGTGGCGCTTCGTATTGAGCTAAATTTAATATATGTAAGTTATTCATAAGTTATATATTGGTTTGTCGTTGCGTGGCTTGTGTATCGTCCGTCGTTAACTGAAAAATTAACTATTGTTTGATCCGTACAAAATACCTTACCTCGATATATTAAAGCACCGTCATTGAAAAGTTCTACATTATAGAAACGGTTTTCTATTAATTCACAAATAACGTTTAATATTTGATAGTAGCTTTTATCCTCTACGCTGTCAATTTCTATTACTACAGGAATGTTTATACTGTCGTCAGTAAATATAAGCTCATCAAACGTTGTGGAACGCGGCACAATAACCAAAGGTTGTGGGTCTAAAGTTGTTGTTAGTACATTCATATTTAATAAACGTATCTTTTGCGTTTCTGTTTCTAAAATAAAAAACCCCACCAATATAGGTAGGGTAATTTATATGCTTAGAGAAGAAAATTACTAAGAAGTAACTACAGACGCACCGTCTAAAATTGTAGCAAGTAAATCAGTTTCAGATGAACAGTCTAAGAAATTTGCAGGTACATTTTCCATACCAACAAAAGTTAAATTATAACCGTTAAAGTCACCCATTGCAGTTCCCGAAGATACAGTTCCAGCAGTTACGTCACAACCTCTTTGAAGACCAGCAATAAAGAATTCATTAGCACGAGTTCTAACAATGATGTTAGGACGTCCGTAAGCCAACAATTTAATTGTTTTGTGTGTAACTACGTCTTGTTTTTTAAGTTGAACTGTTAAAGTTTGCTCAAAAAATGTTGTTCCGTTGTCTCTTGAAGATTGAATAGCTTGCTCAAAAGAGTTAGCACCTTTCAATTCAAATTTGTAAACAGTTGATACACTTGTAATTTGTGTAATTAAATCAGTGTAAGTACCATCGTAAGTAACGTCACCACCCAAAGCTACTGAGTCAGGGTTGTAAGTACCATAGTTAATTATGTAAATCGCGTCCAGTCCTGAAACTGAATCTTTACAGGCTTCCAGCCTACCGTTTGCTATATCGCAGCTCATATCTTTTTATTTTTTTTAGTTAAAAAAAAAAGGTGGCGTATATTTCACCACCCTTGTTATTTTGTTATTAATTAGATTCCGTAAGTTACTACGTCAGAAGCAAAACCGTATTTAGCGTCTGCAGTAAATCGCATGATTACACGTACATTTTGAGAACCATCGTTTTCAGCCATATCAATTACTCTAACTTCGTTTTGGTCATTCATCAAACCAGTAGCAAAGTACAAGTTAGAAGTTTGAGCAAGCAAAGCAGTGTTAGCAGCAAGACCTGGAGCTAAAAATACTTTTACACCGTCAAAGAACAAGTCACCCAATACTTGGTTTGTTCCTTTGTTGTCGTAACCGTTAGCACCTACTCCAGCAGCAGCAAAGCCACCCAAAGCACGAACGTAAGCTCTGTAAATGTTTGAAGAAACATAAAGCGTTAAATCTTCTTTTCCGTAAAGTGCAGCTGGTAAAGCGTCAATCAATAAACCTAATTCAGCGATAACGTTTGAAGCTGTTACAGTTGTTCCAGCAATTTTTTGACCAGCAGGCAAAGAAGCGTCTACATCCAATTGTCTCATAATTCCAGAGAATTCACCAGCACTTGCGTTGTTACCGTCCCAAATAGTTAGTTCCATTTGTTGAGCAACTTTCTCAGCAGCGTGTGCTATTAAGAAATCAGCAAAAGACTTAGGTAAAACGTCGAATGCAGAGTAACCCATTTGGATAGCGTCCCAATCTGAACGGAAATCTGTTTTACACAATTGTAGGTTAACTTGAAAAGATTCAGGTTGAAGAATTTTTTCAGTCAAAGTAACTGTTGACGTTGGGTCAAAGTCACAAGTACCGTTTTTAATAATTCCGTCAGTAGCTACTCGTTTGATAACTTGTTTGTACTTAACGTTAGGAACGATAGTGATACCGCCTTTTTCTAAAGTTGGACAGCTCAATAGTGCTGCCGCAATGTACTTACCTGCGAACTCGCCAGCGTAAGTAGTTGTAATTGATGTTGTTGTTGCCATTTTTTATTTAAAATTTATTTTTTTACTTATTTAATTTGCTTAATACTGAATCCATAATTGAACGTGGTTTTTTACTCGCTAATTTTGTTATTTGAATTGGGTTCGTGTTTTCAGGGTTAAAAGAAATTGGCTTAGGCTCATCGCTTAATTCCACTTCTTTAACTTCCGTAGTTTTCAATGCGCTTAATTCAGCTTTCAAAGTATCGTTTTCAGTTTTTAACGCTTCGATTTCAGTAAAGAAAGTTTCTTTAACTACGCTTTCAATAGTTTTCTTAGGTGCTGTTTTTGCTGTTTCCGCTTCTACTTCTACCTCAACTGTTGGCTCTTCTTCCATTACTGGCTCTTCTTCCATTTTCTCTTTAACTTCTTTAATAAGTCCCTCAACTTCTACGACTAAAATACGCCCGTCTTCCATTTCATATTCACCAACTGGAACTGGTATTTTTTGTTCGTCTTCCGTAACTACGAAAACTTCCATTTCAGAGTCGAATGATTCAGCTTCTAAAACTGTTACACCGTCTGCTAATTTCATTGTTTCAAGTTTTACTTCCATTCCTAAAAGAACTCGAACTTTGTTTAAGATTTGATTTGTGTTCATTTTTGTTTATAATTTAATTGATTGTAAAGCTTTAATAAATTGAGAAAATGTTCCTTTCAATCCGTCCTGAATGTTTTTCTTTTGATTAACTAATTCAGCTGGTAGTGGTAAACCTAATTCTTTAACCGCTGCTTCATATTTATCAAAAATAGGTAGCGCACTTTCATTTGAAGCTTTTAATTCAACTTGCATTCTTAAAGCTGCTGCAATAATTGGTTTTAACTTTTGATATTCTTCACCACTTTTTTTTCTTGCTGCAATTGCGTCGTTATAAGCTTTTTTTAAGTCATCAGCAATAGCTAATTCTACTTCGTGTTTTGCTAACTCAACCTTTTCGCTAAACAACTTTTCGTAAACTGTTTTTCTTGTGTTCATTGTTTTTTCTTTTAAACGTATTATTAATTTATTCTGTTACTTTTTTATGAGTTCTGACGAATGATAGTTCTAACTCCGTCCACTTCTGTTATGGTTACAGTTTGAGCTACTGAGCTCGCTGTTTTGCCTATTCCTTGCGCTCTTAAACTTCCGTCACAACATTTGTTTGAATAAGTATTGTCTGCACATAGACAACCTCTTTTGCCACCTTTTGGGCTTGGTATTTTATTCGCCATTTTAGTTTATTTTAAAAGTTCTTTTAATTGGTTTATAATATTACTCTTTGCACTCATCTCGTATTTGTCAGCAAAGTAGCCCTCTATTGAAAAGCCTTTTACCTTACCAGCTTTTACGTCTTTCCAAATGTCTTCGTTGTTTACTTTCATTGAAATCATCCAAGTTCCTTTTGGTAGGTTAAAACCATACTCCTTAGATTTATCCATTTCAGGGTTATCAATTACCCAGCTTTCAACTACACTCATTCCTTGTAGCTTTTCGTTGTGTTCTAAAGTTGCGTTGTTTTGATTTGAACGCATTAAGAACAACTCAGAAGCTTGTTTAACAGTTTGGTCACTGAAATATATATAGTAACCGTTTCCGTCTTTGTCAGCTCTTAGAATTTGTTTGTTAGGAATTAAAGCAGCACCCATAAGAATTTTCTTTTCGGTGTCTATTTCTTTTAATTCTATTTCGTGTTTTGATAACGCTATAAAGTTTTCCTCAATAGCTGGTGAATGAACAACCGAAACCGCGTGAATTCCTGTTTGTAAGTCATTCTCATCAATGATTAATTCTATAATTTTCTTTGATTCCATAATTTCTATACGTTAAAACGAAGCATTTTGTAACCTATTTCTTTCAAGACTTAACCCAGTTGCCACGTCACCGCTTACTACATAAGCCCTTGTAGGTTGTTGTTGAATTTGTGCTAATTGGTTAACTCCTGAACTTCCGATTACATTAAAGTTTGGAGCGATAGCACCACCGCCAGCAGAACCACCACCACCACCACTTGGAGCTGAACTACCAGAAGAACCTCCTCCTTCAAATTTTTGAGAAGCTATTTTAGCTACATTAACTAAACCTGTTGCAATAGCTAAACCCGAAGCAACGCCACCTCTAATAGGTGAACTTGGATCTGGAACTGGTAAGAATTGAGAAGCGTATGCAGAAGTAGCGTTTTGATAAGTAGTAATTAATGCGCTTGCAATATTTGCGGCTTTTTGAATTTGAAATGCTTTACGTGCTGCTTTTTCAGATTTTTTTCCAAATAATTCTGTCAGGCTTGCTATAATTTCTAAACCTTGTTGGACTGATTTTACTTTAAAAGACTGCGACTGTTCTTCTAATTTTCTTGCACGTGTGGCTTGAACTTCTAATATTAATGTTTTATGTTCTGCGGCTAAACGTTCGGCTTCAATTTCAGCATTTAATCCACCTTTTAAACTTTCTAATTTAGTATTACTTATAACTTTTAAATCAGTAATTTTTTTTAATTCTAAGCTTATTACATCTTTATTATCTTCTTCAATAGCTTGACGTATTTTTGCTTCATTGTCTTGTTGAGCAAGTAATAATTGGTTGCCTTTTAATTTTTCTAATTTTAAACGTTCGTCAAGTAATTGTGTTAAACGTTGTTTATCTGTTTGATCTTTTCGTATTTCAAGTTCTATTAAGGCGTCTAATTCAGCTTTTTTTGTATCTACTGACGTTTGAGCTGCTCCTTTATCCATTTCCTGAATAGACAACTGAAACCCAGCCTTTTGATTTTCTAAGTCTTTAAGGCTTTTTTCAATTTCTTTTGCAGCTAAAGCATTCTCTTTTTTTAATTCAGGTACGTTGAAAATAGAACCAGCTACAAACCCAGTTAATTTGTCTTGCATATCTTCCATGGTTTTACCCATGTCAAAAGCTATTAATTTTCCAAACCCTAAAGCTTCAGAAACTTTGTTAGCTCCTTTTATTGCCATATCAATAGGCATTAACATTAACTTTGGTAGGAATAAAGCAGTATCTAAAATAAAGTCCACTACCTTTTTAGTCATGTTGTAATTCTGAATCGCTGCTGCTTCCTCAGCTTTACTTGTTACTAAAACATTATTTAATTCGATTTTACCTAATTCAATAGCCGTGTTTACTTTAGCGATTTTTAGGTTTAAAATTTCACGTTCGCTTTTACCTTGTAATTTTAAAACGTTGTCCTGAGCGTCTAAATTTGAAAGTTGTTCCTTTGATGTTTCAAAATTTGCGTGTGAAAGCTCATTTAGTTTAGCTTGTTCTGAGCTTACTCCACTTACAGCCGCTTTAATATCGTCCCAATAAACAACAATAGCACCTAAAGCAATTACAAGTAACCCTATTCCAGTTGCTGCTATCGCTCCTTTAATTCCGTTTAACGATGTTTTTGCAGCTACTCCTGTTGCTTTAAAACTTACTGCTGCTTGTTGGTTTGCTACAACTTGCGCTTCGGTTGCTACTACATTCTCAACAGTGGCTACAGTGTCAGCTTCTTTTACTACAGTTAAAATACCAAGTTTAATTGCCGCGTCTTTAATAACCGCACCTAATTGTTTGAATGAATCACGCGCTTCGAATACTCCTTGAACACCTTGTGACAAAGCCATAGCACTTTGTACTTTAAGCATAGTTTCTTGAACAGCTTCACCCTCAACTCCAACTAATCCTAAAGCACCCTCAAAGGCTTGGAATCCGTCTAACACTCCACCGATAGATTTGCTTAAAGCGTTAAATTTAGCGTCAGGGCTAAACGCGTCTGTTAAATCTTTTGCGTCACTAATAGCGTCTTTTAACTGAGAAGCTTTTTTTGCAGCGTTAACGGCTTCTTGTGAGGTTGCTCCGAACTTGTCAGCTAACTTCTGAACTTCTGCTTGTGCTTCTTTTAATTGAGATTTTAGACTTTTCTCGTTCGTTTGTATGTCTAATTCAATTACCCTTTTTTCTGCCATTTCGCTTTGCTTTTAATTCTCTAAATGATTGTTTCCAAATTTCCTTAACCGTGCTTTTTAGTTCGTGTTTTCCTTTAGCTATTTCTATATTCTCAGAAAAGCCTACGTGGTCCGCTAACTTTAGCATATCTATTATTTCCTTTATCATGCTTCTTGTATTATGTAATAAGTTGTTGTAGCTCCGTTTACGTAAGTTGTTGTAAGCGTCCATTTTTTAGCTTCTCCAGTAGTGTTTGCAGTAATTGAAATACTTGCATATTTTGTATCAAAATTATCATAAGCCCAAGTATTCAAAGCCCTTGTTATTGTCATTCCAGCTGGCCCCGTTTTAGTTACCAAAGCTGAATTATTTCCG